CCAGACCATGGCCCTCCCGCCCCTGCGTGGCAGCGACCTCTCGCACGTGCGCATCGGCTACCAGCCCACGGGCAACTACTTCATGGTGAGACCCGACGGCTCAGGCGAGCTCGTCATCCGCGACCACAAGTCTGCGCGCTACTTTCCACGCCTCGAGCGCGTGATCCCGCGCCAGCTCGTGCGCATGGTCGAGCGGTCCGTAAAAGACCAGCCCCGCAATTGGCTCTTTTCAACAAAGAGTGGGGGCGAGTACTCAAGCTCTGGCTACCTCAAGTGGAAGTCTCTGGCCTTCCAGACAGCCTTTGGTGGGCGGCGCGTGACAAGCAACTCCCTACGCCACGCCTTTGTTACGGAGCGCGTGCACGGCAACCCCTATCTCTCTACCAACCAGGCACGAAGCATCGCTGAGTCTATGGGTCACTCTCTTGACATGCAGAGGCAATACGTACGATTGCGGCTGCAAGGGAGAACGTTCTAAGATGCCACGAGAGCCCTGGAGATCTACGCTGTCGCCGCCTGGGACTCAGCGGGCTGCTCTGCAGGTGGCTCTGCAGCACCATCCGCAGGCGTAGTAGGCGGAGCAGGAGTGGTAGAAAGGCGGAGGCGGAGACGGCTGGCCTTTGCATACTCCCGCTCGCGCTTGCGCCGCTCCTCACAGCGAATACAGGGCTTGACCTTTGCGACGCGCGCCTTCTTCGGCCCAACCTCGGCGACCGCGGGGGCAGGGACGGCATTCTCCTCCGCAGCGGCGAAAACAACCGCGTCAGGAGACACGGCGGGGGCGTCAACCGACGTCACGCTTACGTCTACGCGCTTAGGCTTAGTCTGCTTGACGCGAGGCATCTTTGTCGTCCGCATTTGAGATGGACGAGAAGGCGGTTGAAAAGATTGAAACCTACGCTCTTTCAGAAGACGATATCCGGAAGCTGATTGGCAACGTGCCTATCATGCGGTACCCAGACCTTGAAAAGTTCTCGACGCCAGATGAGATGTTCAAGGGGAATCGGGCGGTGGTGCTCCTCTTTCTCACCGAAAACAACGACACGGGCCACTGGCTTGCAGTCTTGAACCACCCCAACCAAATTGAGGTGTTTGACAGCTACGGGGTGAGTCCATAGTGTTTTTTGTGGTGGTTTTTTGAAGGGCAGGTCTTGCCGCTTCGAAGTGAAGTAAAGGTCACTTCGAAGCGCCTTGACTGGACTATTACTTCACTTCGAAGCGCCCTCTAACACAATCCTCTCACCCCCGAAGGTCGCCATTGATGGAAACCGCAGGTGGCTTAACAAGACTGAGCTTGACCGTTTTGACCAGGAGTCTCCACTCTTGACTAGAGTGCTTAACGGAGCGAACAAGCCCGTGATTCACAATACGTACAAGCTGCAAAAAGACGATGCGGATACGTGTGGTCGGTGGGTTTGTGCGAGGATCATGAACATGGAGATGCCCCTTCACAAGTTCGTGGACATGATGGTGAAGGCTCCTGGAACGCCGGACCAAGCTGTCACAAGATACATCTACCCTTTTTTGGGGAAGTAAAGATGTACCGTGGTATAAAACGAGATCTACTCGGGGGTGCAATCAGCGCGGGTGTACTGACGAAGGCGTCCGACGGAAGTGTGCACTACGACACGAATTTGGTGTGCGCCACGACATTCGACAATGGCGTCAACTCACTTGGCGCGCATGGTCGTTTCGCCAAGTTCTCTGAGACGCGCACGCAGACCATCGTTGGCAACACTGCCAACTTCTCAATCGCCTTGGTGAGGGCAACCATTACCACCAACGAGATCCCTCTCTTTATCGCAAGGCCGTCTGGCTACGTCGTAGAGAACGGCGTGCCTTTTGTGGAGTGCACTGCACAGCCGGGCATTGCATTAACCTGGACTGGGCCTGTCTACACAACGAACTCGGCAAGCGTTGGCCCCCAGACAAACGTGGACTGGCTTTATGCGGCCTACCCCAACCGAGGCTTCATCCCTTACTATACGTCGTGCACGGTTCCTGGGGCTACGCCCACGGTGCCTCAGATCAAGTATGGCGTGATTGACCTGTCGACTGTGGGCGTCTCGAGCGACACGCTTGCGACCGTGGTGGCGTCTCGCCTCACGACCCTTCTGACCGCGGCGGCGGGCTTTACGGTGACGGTCACGTCTCCGACTGCGGCCCCGTCTGCGTCCATGACTCAGCAGTACTCCATCGCGAATACAAGCACAACCACGTCGCTGTACCTGGACTTCTCGTTCCCTGTAAACTACGCACAGAACCGTTGGGTTTACGGGGCCACGAACCCTTCAAAGGCGGGCATCCTGCAGGCATGCAAGCTGCTTGGTTTCGTTCCTGGGCAGGTGTTTGTGGCGGCAGCGAACACAACGACCCTTACGCCTCGCGCCTACCAGCTGGGCTTCAGGTCTACTCTGGACCTCTTTTGCTACAAGACTGCGCGCTGGGTGCCGGAGGATGCGACGGTGCCAATGCCAGGCCCTGATCTGCTCCTGAACGAACAGAATTCCACCTACTTTGACTGCCACAGCTACCAGCATTTTCTGCAGCAGGTCATCAACCCAACGTTCCAGCGGTGCATTTACGATCCATATGACTTTAGTGGCAACCAGACAACGGTTCTGTCGGACCAGAGCCTTCAGCGCCAGGTCCAGATGTGTTGCTACGGAAACTGCGCTGCAGTCAATCCTTGGAACCAATCGACAAGCTACGTTGTAAACCAGTCTGTGGTTCAGGCGGGGATCGCGTATATCTGCATTGTTGATAATTCGGGGAATAGCCCGTCGTCTAGCCCGCAGTTCTGGCAGTCGTGTGGCGCTTCCATCAACTACTCTTATGTGGACGGTAAGGTTGGCTATCTGGTGGGCGATGTTGTGACGATCTCGAGCGGCACGGTCACGTTCTACGCCACGGCCACTGGAACGACAACGGGCGCGCCTCCTAAATCCGCGAGCAGCGCAAATGGCTGGACGTCTGCCACGGGCTTTTCGAACAACGGCGATCTGACCCAGATTCAGACACAGATCCCGGCCATTGGCACCCAGGCACCCCAAATCTACTTCAACCCTAACACGTCCCTGTTCACGCTGAACCTGGACAGCTACGGCTTCGGCGGCACGGCGTATGCGAATGCAGACGACGGAGGAGCTGGTGTAAACGACGACCCCCAGTTCCTAGCGACGCCTGTCCAGGAGGCGTATAACCAGGGACTAAACGATATCGCCCGCGACTCTTGGGGCGTTACGGGCACCAACACCCTGACGACGGTTCCCTACGTCGTGGCGCGGCACCCGGGCGTCTCCTTCGACGAGCGCTGTCTGGTCGAGGCCGACGACTACTTCCACCAGCTCTTTGGGAACTGGCCAGCTCTGCGTCTAAGCTACTTCGACCCAGTCACAGCTCTCACTACGTCGTATGTGCGCTACGTGCCTCAGGCCGCGAACGCCGGCCTCACGACCCAGGCTCCGCTGCCCTTGACGGCAACCACGCCTGGGTCAGTGGGTCTTTCTGCCACCTACCTGCCCTACGGTCGGCTTGGCGGCACTGTGCCGTACCTCTACCAGTTCCAGCAGGACTACCCATCCATCGGTCTGGCGTGGAACCCCGTGGACGCGATCCTCGTCGTGACTGCGAATGTTCCCGTCGACCCGGACCTGGCCACGCCCCCCTTCTACATCGACGATGCTGGAAACGTGACTCTGCAGTCTAACGGCAACATCCTGAAGCTTCTGGCTGAGATCAATGTGAAGCCTCTTAGCATTGAGCCGACTGGCCAGCAGCTGCGAAATGAGATTGTGTTTGACCCGGTGACTCCTGTGCACATGGACATGCAGTCTTCGCAGAACTTCCAGAAATTCGACTACCAGCTCTTCCTCCGCTTCAAGGACCAGACAGTCCGAGCCCTGACCCTCTCACAAGGCGGCAGTGCAAACCTGCGCTTCGTGTTCTCGCGGAAGTAGACGAAAACGTGTGCATTCGTCACAACACTTCCTTGAACACGTCGCTTGATAGTCACTAAGATGTCGAAGATCCTCAAGGTGGCGGTGACGGATGCGCGTCTCATGCAGGAGGAGCCGGCGTATGCCGTTCAGAAGGGCGCGCTTTCCGTGAGCGTTGCGCCGTTCCAGGCCATTTCGGCGTCGAGCTCCCAGATGACGTTCCAGGTTCTCGTGCCCTCTCTCAACGTGTTCATTGATCGCAAGATCGTTCTCTCCACGCCGCTCTCGTTCAATGCCAGTCTCTTCTACGGCGGCGCGCGCGGCAGGGGCAAGTCCGACGTTTACTATTGTACTGGCACTGCGGCTGCGAAGGATGCACTTTCAAGCTCGATTGTCACAACGGCTCTCTACTATCAGACTACCAGTATTGCCGGCTCTGCCGTCTTCCAGCTGATCAAAGATGCCTACGCTCTCGGTCAGCCTTTTCAGCTTGTCGGACCGGGCTTCGCACCCAACACAATCGTTTATTCTGCCACGACCAGTGCTACTCTCGGTGAAGTCACGCTCTTGTTCTCGCCTCCTCTGATTGCCTCTCAGATCGCAGGTGCAGAATTCCTCTTGCTGAATCCCAACACCTACGATGTGCCTGACGCTGCTGCGTCGGTTGGGTCTCTTGGCATGCTGACCATCGGATCCGACCAGGGCCAGGCGCTGGGCTCTGGCGGCCTTGGTGGTGGCATGACGGGCTGGTGCAGCGCAGTGAGCGGCAAGGACCTGGCGTGGACCCAGTTCCCTATCCAGTCGAGTCTTGTGAACATGACTGCAACGCTCAATGACTGCACGGTCACGACGAACGGCGACACGCTCCGCGAGCAGCTTATGCTCACGTCCAGTCAGGAGACTCTCAAGCAGCGCACGACGCCGACCAGCGCCGACACGTTTGCGTGGGGTCGCGACGACGCGCAGAACAACGCGGGCAATTTCTCGACGTATGCCGTTTCAAACAACTATGGCGACGTCCCCAACGGCGCCTGGCCCATCTCGTGGTCGTCTGTCAAGGCGTGCACCACCCAGCTGCTGGGCAACACTGCGACTTCACAGGCGACTGCGGGTAGTTCTGCGTCAAACGGTACGACCTGGCCGTTCCTCGCGGAAAACACTCTCGTAAACTTCATGCCTACGACGTCTGCCGCAGGAAACGCCGCGGGGGGTGGTATTGGTTTTTATATCGCCAAGGTGTCTACCCAGGTTCAGCTTTCGTCGGGCTACTCTGCTCAGAACGTCCTTGTGCCGTTCCTGAACTACCAGCCCGTCTGGACCACAAACTTCCCTGGCGGTGATCTGTATGGCGCGGCTCCGGCTGCAACCAGCTACACGGCTGGTGAGATGAATAAGTTCGCAGTGACGGGTAACATCCTGACTCTCAACGTGGACGTCCCTCCTATGTGCATGGTTGGCGCTCGGCTCTACGACGCAACGGTGGGAAACACTTCAATCGTTGCTCCGCCTCTGGCCTCCGCCAACACCAACGCTACTGGTGTGTTTGCAATCGTCGCCGGTCTGTATACGGCTGGAGCTACGAATTCTGGTGTTCTGGGAAAGGCTGGGTCGCAGTACATTCTCGTCTGGAGCTCAGTCACCGGTGCTCCTACCCTCACGACCCCCGGCACCTATGCCGCCGGTAACGGTGCCTATGGCCTTCAGGGTGGATGCCCTCTGTATTTCCCTCTGCCGGTGTTCGGTACCATTGCCTGCACTGAGCCCATGGTGATCTCTCCTCTCATTTGGGCGGACTCGGCTGAGTTTGCGACGGTCGGTCTTTATGGCATGACCAACATGCAGTTCGTGCTCAACTTTTCGACCCTCGGCACCGCGCGGGCGATTTCCAACCCTACAGTCCCGCTCACTGGCACGTCGGCCAAGGTCCAGTCGAGCCAGCCTTATTGGGTGGACGACCTCGCCCAGCCCAACCCGAACACCGGCAACATCCTGCGGTCTTCCAACATCCGCTCGGTGCTCTCTGACCTCACGTTTGCGAACACTGGAACGAACGGGCCGTGGGGTGGCGGCGCGAATGCGATTCTTACGACATCGGCGGCGGTGCCGACCATGCACGCGACGTTCCTGACGCCAGGTGTTGACGTGCAGCTTCCGGACGTGTCTACGGTTCCGTACAGCGAGTTCCCTCGTTACTTCTATTCGACGGGCCAGGCGATGACCACTGGCGACGTTACCATCACGTCTCAGACGATCTCCCTCACGTCTATCCCGGACATGCTCATGGTCTACGTCAAGCCGAAGACGCGTGGCCCTTCGCAGCTGGACCAGTATATCCCTGTGCGCGGTTGCTCGATCACCTTCGATAACTTCAGCAACCTTTGCAGCTCGTACCAGCAGCCCCACCTTTACGAGTGCGCAGTGGCGGCTGGTCTTGACATGGATTACCACCAGTGGCGCGGCTACACGCAGGCTCACTACCCGTCGAGTGTGCTCGGGTATGCGAGTGGCGGTACGAGCGGCGTGCAGGCCTACACCCAGCAGAGCCCGTTTACGCAGACGAGCGGCGGCCCCCTTCTGCTGCGCTTTGGCCAGGACATCACGCTGCAGCCTGGCCTGGCGCCGGGGTGCCTGGGCAACTACTCGCTCCAGGTGACGCTCACGCTTGATAACCGCAAGGGCTTCTTCACCTACACCACGGACCCTGTTATCACCATCATTGCCATCAATAGCGGCTTCTTCGAGACCATGCGCGGCCAGTCGGCGATCCGCAAGACCATTCTGCAGATGGCGGACGTGGCGGCGGCGACGACGGACAGCGGCATGTCCAAGACGCACCTGAACCGCATGATTGGCCGTGGCAACTACATGAAGGGTGGCTCCAACTTCCTCCAGCGGGGTCTGAGCATGTTCAAGCAGGGCGATGCCCTCAACAAGCGCTTTGGTCTCACGGACCTGGCGCGCACGTACGGTGGCACGACCGGCGCGCGCCTGGGCGATATGGCGGATATGGCGCTCAGTGCCGGCTCGCAGGCGCACGACTCGCTCTATGGCAACGGCAAGCGTCACCGCTCGTCGGGTCTGTAAATCACTTGACGCGTAGACCCACGGCTCAGAAAGCACACAGCTACGTAGGCTGACATCAACCAATTCAGGATGAAGCCGGTAGGCTCTCGCGCGGAAGTCTTCCATGGCAACGCCAAGCGCACGTCGGGGCGCCTGGTAAAAGACGACCTCATGAAGAACAAGGCAGGGCGCATCGTGTCGAAGCAGAAGCACGCGGCGGGTAAGGTTGCGCTCAAGTATCTTCACGCAAAGGGGTACATCGCAGTCAAGGGTAAGTTCGGGAGTGCACGCAAGGCGGAGGTGACCCCGCCAGTGGCTCCAGTGGCTCCAGTGGTTCCGAGTGACTCATTGGCTGAAATCGCTCTGGTCGACAACCTCGAACTCGCACCCGGTGGGGTGGGGCCCGGCGTCGCTGTTGCACCGGTGGCTGCAGCCCCCGTCCTTGCCGCGTCGTGAGTGGTGCACACAGGCGTAGCACTCGTTTGCAATCCGGACCACGAAAGGCTTTAGCGTAAGACCCCTATTCGCGGCCCTAGCGAGGAGAAGACCGCGGGTGTAGATGCGTGTGTGGGTTGACTCCCTGGTGGTCACATACTGCTTCGGCTCCATCCCAACCCCGGTTGGCCAACCCCGCTTTGCTGTCTGATATGGGCCGAGCGTAAACCCACGGACTGAAATGAAAATGAATCAAAAATCACAGGACGCAAATCTTTGCCAAAACTGAGCGCCGGTCCGCCCCCGCCGCGTTCTCGGCTCCACCAGGCGCGGCAAAAAGCGCCCGATCCAATCCGAGTCGATTTGCAAAAGTTCTGATCTTCATTCTGAAAATGTCGTCAGCCCACGCTTCGCCGTTTGCGTGCGGCGACGAGGACGCGCCACTGGAGCCACCAAAGCCACCGCCGCCACCGCGGGCGCCGCGCCGCTCAACGTCCGGGCAGGCGCCACCAACGCCAGTCCCACGGCCTGGCTGGCAGGGCGGGAAGCCTCCGCCTGGATCGCTGCGCCAGGACATCGCGGCGCGCGCAGCGGCAGCCGAGGATGCCCCGGACTACAGTGACGACGAGGACTACCTTCACGGCAGCGCGGTGGTCAAGCGCCAGGCGGAGGAGGAGCGCAAGCGCCGCCGCTCATCAACAACCTGCATTTGCGACGACCTGCCGCGCGCCGGGTGCCCCGTGCACGGCGCCCGTGGCAACAGCCGCTCCTTCCTAGACTCGCTCGAGGTGGGGCGTGAGTCTGAGGAGGAAGACTCTGACGAGGAGGACTGGAGTGCCGAGATGCCAGAGCCACTGCCGCAGTCTATCCTGGCGCCGCAGGTGAAGCCTGCCGCGGCGCCTGCGCCTGCCCCTTCAGCCTTGCCGGCGCCTCCGGCCGTGGCGTCGCACGCGTCCGAGCTCATGGGCAGCGCGGTGCGCGAGGCCTTCCTTTCGGGCATCGAGCAGGGCAAGCGCATGCAGCTGCCCATGCAGTGCAAGACGTGTGCAGTGCGCAAGGAGCGCAACCGCGTGGCGGCCAAGGAGTCGCGGCAGAAGAAGCGACGCGAGGCGGAGATCGCGGTGTTCCAGGGCAAGGTGGACCGCGCGGCGGACGTTGCGGCAACGCGCGCCTTCTCCATCGCGGTGACCCAGGCCGCCACCTCGGCCGCGGTGATGGCCGCTATGGTTGGCGCGGGCGGGGGCGCGGGCGCGGGCGCAGGGGCGGGCGCGGGCGCGGGCGCGGGCGAGGAGGAGGAGCTGGTGCCGCCGCCCTTCTAGTGCAACACACGAGTCTACTTCCCCTGTTTTGCCTCGAGGAGCGCCGCGAGGGTAGTGATGTGCGCGTTGCGGCTCCTCTCCCATGCTTGGAACTGGACAACACACCCCTTGGCAAAAGACATGTCGCGCTCCTTGCGGCAGAGGTCGATACGGTCAAAAAGATCAAGCGCATAAACAAGGTCGTGCTCTTCCTTCAACTGACGCGCGAGAACGAAGTAGCCCACTTCCATCTGACGTCGGTCTACATCCTTAGACGCCATGCCGAAAATCGCAGCGAAGACGTATTGTGCGAAGCCAACTGTGCGCTTGCTCACATTGAAAAACTGCGAGTCAGTCGCTCCCAAGTTTGGCATCAGCGCACTGGAGACCAGCCCGCCACAAGTGACCCCGAAGCACCACTGGTCGTTCGAGCTTGACAGTCTCCCGCCTCCGCGTCCGCAGGAGCAGCATGGGATGCCCTGGGAGACCCCGGACAACATCACCTTCCGAGCCTTCCGCAAGAAGCTTCCGGACGAGGTGACGCCCCAGTCCATCTTTACGAACATAGCCTTGCCAGCGCTGTCGACGCCAGTGGAGGGCGCGCAAAAAACGACAGAGTGGTTCCAGGCGCGCGCTTTTGCTGTGACGGCGAGCAACTTTGGCGGGACCAGCGAGAACGCCCAGACGCTGCTGAACTCAAAGACCTACCCGCTTCGCTACGGCTTCCGTGGCAACTCGTACACAGAGTGGGGGTCATTGCACGAGAAGCACGCAGAGGAGGCGTTCGTGGCGTTTTTGGCGGAACGGTCGGAAGGGTACACCCTCGAGCACCCTGCCCACCTTCGCGACCCTACACGTCCCTTCCTCGGCTTCAGCCCAGACGCGTTGTTGTGGGACAAGGAGCGGACGGAGGTGGACTTGGTGGAGTATAAGTGCCCGGCGGCGCGCCGCTCCGGCCCTGGCCACCCTTACTCGGGCGACAAGCTAAACGTGCCTTCGCGCTATATGGCACAAATCCAAGGCAGCATGCATCTCCTGCGCGCGCTGCACCCGGGCGCCCGTTGTGTTCGCACGTGGTTCGTTGTCTGGCAAGCACACCAGTTCCACGTGACTCACGTGCCATACGTAGACCTCTACGCCAGCAAGACAGTCGAGCTGGCTGAATCATTTTTCAACGGTCGTTTCCTTCCTGCATGCGCCGACGCTGTGCGGACGCGAGAGAAGAGTATGCTTACGTTTCCTTCGGAGGAGTCGTGTTTCGAGTTTCACGAGAGCTCTGAGACCAGCCTCTTGACGAGCCCAGCCCCGCCCGCCGAGGCGGCTCCCATTAGCTGCTCTCCAACGTGCTCGAGTGCGTCATCCAGTGACTCCTTGTGCTGCTCTGCCTTGCCCGCTAAGAACTTGTCCAGCCCCTCGACTGCGTCGTCGACAACATTATCGAGCACCGTGTAAGTCTTGGGAAAAGTGTTCAAAACCCAGACAGAGACCACCCTTGTG